CCGAGCCACGCTCGAAAAAGCAGCCCGAACCATCCGCGCCAAAAACCGCACCAGATCCTGGCCCACGATCGCCCTGGTCTGCCAAGCCGTCCGCGAAAACCTGCCAGCCATCCCGCCATCAGAGCAAACATCACCAGCGCCACGATCGATGGAACGCACACGATCAATGGTCATCAACGCCGGCCGCATCAAACGAGGCGAGCCCGTCGGCGAATGCTGGATTACCGGAACAGACGCAGACAAGCTCATCAGCCAAAACCTGATCAGCCAAGACGACCTCAAGCCATACCTCGACTTCATCAGCGAAAGACTCAAAGCCGCCAAAGAATGGAAACCCAACATGCAAGCCCGAACAGAGCCAACACAGATCAAATCCCTGGATGACCTCGCATGGTAAAACCAGCCATCGCCAAGCCCAAAGATCTGCGCCAGTTCTGCATCGTGCCGATCCGGGCAACGCGAGATCCCAGGATCACACCCACAGTCCTGCGAACCCTGACCGCACTCTGCGCATACACCGACCGCATGGGCCGAACCTTCGTCTCACAAGATCGCCTGGGAAAAGACCTCGGGCTCACCGGCGCAGCAGTCGGACGACACATCAGGATCCTCAAAGATCTCGGATACGTCGCAAACGCAAAGCCACTGCACCGATCGCAGCGATCAAAGAGCCGGCGCGTCATCTACACGCCACGCATGACCGAGGAAGACATCCGATCAGCCCTTTCATCCGCTGAAGTCATGGATCTCGCAGAAGCAGAAGCCCAAATCATCGCGGCAGCAAAGTCCAAGGGCAAGGCTAACGCGAACGCCGAACAGGGCAGGCAAGACTTAAAGGCGCGGTTTGTAATGTCTTGCGAGCAATACTTCGCCGAGGCCAGGGCCGCCGGCTGGTGGATCTCGGACTTCCAGGCCCGCCGTGCATCGCTTGCCCTGGCAGAGCAGGCAGCGGGATGCCTCAGGCTCGATATGCTGGCCGCTGAGGCACCATCTAGCGATCTGGGCTACCTGGATGACCCAGATGCCGACCTTGCGCTGTAGCAGGCCTCTCCGTCGCTGTAGCGCGGTACGCAGATCTGGCAGGCACAACAGCCCGCCGGATCCACGCAACAGCAGCATTGTCCGATAATCTCCATTATGTCATATGCACAATGCAATCTTATCAAGGGCTTAGCCAAACGAGGCCCGCCAATCGCCCGCGCGACACAAGATGTAGTACCCCGGCACCCCCCGCCTGCCGATCGACCCACCCCCCAGGGCCGCCAGGGGCAGCGCCGGCGCGACCCCACCCCTCGCCCCCCGCCCCCCGCGCGTTACTGTGCGGTCCCCCACATAAATATTTTCTGGGATTTCATGGTGTGTTATACCTTGCGCAACAACGGAGGCTGACATGGCTGCGAGACCTGGGCTGTATGCGAACATTCACGCGAAGCGGAAGCGGATTGCGGAGGGCAGCGGCGAGAAGATGCGCAAGGTTGGCAGCGAGGGTGCGCCTACGGCTGCTGCGTTTCGCGAGAGTGCGAAGACTGCGCGCAAGCCACGTCGGCTCTTGATGCGCGGCTGATGTTGCGATATCGTTTGGCCTCACGCTAACGGAGGTTGAAGCGATGTCGAAGCGATATAGCGTTGTACAGGCTAAGGATGTTCAGGGACGTGACAAGCCTGTTTGGCTGCGTCATGGGATTGCGTTTGAGGGCGACAAGGGGATCTCGATCAAGTTGGAGAGTTTGCCTTTGCCGAATGAGAAGGGCGAGGTTTGGCTTCGGCTGTTTGCTGATGATGGGAAGGGTTCGCAGCCTGGTTCCTCGGTTGGCGGTTCGGACGGTTTGAACGACGAGATCCCTTGGTGATTCATGGCCAGGATGCGCAAGCAACTGCCACCGATTGGTCGATTTGGTGGGGCTGGTTTGGTTCAGCGATCTATTGGCCGATCGGAGACTTTGTTTCAGAACAAGGAGGTGATTGCGGCGGAGCTCATTGCGATGGGCACGACGCGGATCACTGACATCATTGACTTGCATACTGGCGTTGTGAAGCCGCTTGAGGAGATCCCTGATTATGCTTTGGCGTCGATCAAGCGGATCACGGTGACTGATGGCGGTGTTAGCTTGGAGCTGTTTGACAAGGTTGGTGTTCTGCGTGTTTTGGCGAAGGCGAGTGGGTTGTTGGATGCTGAGAAGGGTCACGATCGTCCGTCGATTGTGGGTATCAACATGCGCGGCCCGGATCCTGTGGCTGGCTATGAGGTGATTGACGATGGAGAAGAGGAAGCCTGGTCGCCCGAGGGTGGTGACGGTTCCGTATGAGGCTGAGGCTGCGGAGTTTAACCGCGCGATTTTGGCGTCGAGGTTATCGCCGCGTGAGATTGCGTATCGGTTTGGCCGGCCGGAGGACAAGATCCGCGAGATGATGGCGGGTCATGTTCGTCCTGATCTGGTGATTTTGCGTGGCATTGGTGGTTAATCGGGTGGGGCGAGAATGACGGATGTTCCGAGTCTGAATCTTGATTTTTCGCGGTCCCCGGTGGTGTGGAAGTTTCTGCATGATCCTGGGTTTGTGCGCGGGCTGATGGGTCCGGTTGGATCTGGCAAGTCATATGCGTGTGCGGCTGAGATTATGTTGAAGGCGGTGCAGCAAAAGCCTTCGCCCAGGGACGGGATCCGGTATTCGCGTTTTGTGGTTGTTCGGAATACTTATCCGGAGCTTCGGACGACGACGATCAAGACGTGGCAGGAGCTGTTTCCCGAGGACATTTGGGGCTCGATGCGGTGGCAACCGCCGATCACGCACCATTTGAAGCTGCCGTCGCGTGGTGATGCGCCTGGGATTGACTGCGAAGTGATCTTCATGGCGCTTTCTACGCCTCAAGATGTGCGCAAATTGCTGTCTTTGGAGCTGACGGGTGCCTGGTGTAACGAGGCGCGCGAGCTGCCGAAGGCTGTGATCGATGGCTTGACGCACCGTGTGGGCCGATATCCGACGAAAAGCGATGGCGGGCCGACCTGGTACGGGATCTGGATGGATACGAACCCACCGGATAGCGATCACTGGTGGCACAATCTGTCTGAGAAAGAGCCGATCAAGGGCAAGTATCCCTGGAATTTCTTTCGCCAGCCGGGCGGTGTGATCCAGGTGGATCCCGCCAAGGTGCCTGAGCAGCCTGAAGCGCAGGGTTTTACCTATGCGGCGCAGCGGTGGTGGCAGATTAACCCGAAGGCGGAGAATCTGCACAACCTTCCGCCTGGATATTACCCTCAGATGCTGGGCGGCAAGAACGCGGATTGGATCCGGTGCTATGCCGAGGCCAAGTTTACGTTTGTCCAGGAGGGCAGGCCGGTCTGGCCCGAGTATGACGACGAGCTGATGAGCGATGAGTTCGAGATCGACCCGGAATATGCGGTTCATATCGGGATTGACTTCGGTTTGACGCCGGCGGCGGTGTTTGGCCAGAGAACGGCGGGCGGTGCCTGGCGGATTGTGGACGAGCTGGTGACGTTTAACATGGGGCTTGAGCGGTTTGGCCAGGAATTGCTGAGCCACCTTGCCCAGCGGTTCTCTAAGCAGGAGATCCTGATCTGGGGCGACCCGGCGGGTATGAAGCGCGACGAGATTTATGAGGTTACGGCCTTCGATCACCTTCGATCGCTGGGTCTCAAGGCGCAACCGACCGAGAGCAACGCTTTCCAGGTGCGCCGCGAGGCTGGTGCTGGTCCAATGAACCGGCTGATTGGCGGCCGGCCGGGGCTTTTGGTGCACAAGCGGTGTATGCGGGTGCGCAAATCGCTGTCTGGTGGGTATTTCTTCAAGCGTCAGAGCCTGGGCGCGGGGCAGGAGCGGTTCAAAGATGCGCCGGTGAAGAACGAGCACAGCCACGTTGGCGATGCGTTTGGGTATATGTGCCTGGGCGGTGGCGAGCAGCGGCGCTTGCGGGGCCGTGGCGTGGGCCAGGGTGTTGCGGTTGGCACTTCGACGGCCAAGATGGACTTTGATATATTCTGATGCTGGAGCTGCCGATCTTAAAGACACCGGACGGCGTGGCGATCATAAAGTTTCACGGGAAACATTTGCGCCAGGTCGAGATGCGCGAGCCAGAGCTCTCCTGGTCGCGCTGGGATCCTGAGTTTTTGGATAACATTGAGCGGATGGTTGATCC